TTATATGAGTCAGAAAAAGTTTTGTTACCATTAATGATTCATGAAAATTATTTGAAGAAAATTTTAAATAAGACTAAAGATCCATGGTCCAATATAATTCATAATATTGTAAAAGTATCAGATTCAATTTCTCGAGGTGACAATATTGAAACCAGTATTTATACTGACCAAAATTGGTATTTGCAAAATATTCATGGGTTTTACACATGTATTAATACATCTTTTTGGATAAATAAAAATAAGTCCAATTATAAAATAGATACTGAAGACATTAAATTTAGTTCAGATTTAAATAAAACATCATTAAAAAATATTAATAGGAAAAATATCATGAATCTATCTAAAATAATTAATAATAAATCAAATCAAGAAATATTAATGTTGAATAAAATATGTAATCATTTAATACAAGAGAATAAAGAAGAAGAACTTATTAATATATTAAATGGTTATAATAAAGATATTTCAATAAAAGAAATAGAACTATGTCTTAAAATTGATAAAACTACTGAGTTTAATACTCTAGCATCTAAAGATAAGAAAAGAATAACAAAACAAATTAAAAATTGAAATAACAATATTTTGTATTTCAGAAGTATATTGTAATGGTCGGGTGTGATATTTCAGAATATTATATTGTATCAAAATGGGATAATTCATGGATTCAATTATCAGATGATAAATTAAAACAAATTAAGGATAAATTAGTTTTAATTTTAGAAGATTCGAAACAAAAATTATATGATGTTGAAGATGATCAACAAAAATTTAAAGTATTATACACCGAACCTGCATATGTAGGATATATGAATCGTGTTATGGATTGTTTTTCATATAAGGTTGAAGTTAAAATTAACAATCAATATGTACCTGCACGTAATCATCAGATTGAAGCATTAAAACAATTTGTAGAAACATCTGATTCTGAAATTATTGTTTCTCATCCGCTAGGAGGTTTATTCAAAGCAACATTTTCAAAGTTAGAAGGTGATGAATATCAATATGTTACAGAAGATGGAATTGTTATTCCTATGAAAAGAACCTTAATTATTTAATTTATAGCCTCACATAGTCTATAAATATTTTTCTTTAATGTTTGCTAATGTTAAAAATTGTATATTTTGGTCTGAATTGATAGGATTAAAATGATAGATATCTTCAGTTAAATATAAAATTAATTCATTTATCCATTCTAACATTTTTTCCTGTTGTATGTATAACACATCTTGGGTCAATAACTGAAAATAAAAATTATGTTTAGGATTTGTATCAGAATCAAATAGATGTGAAAATGATTTTATTTTTTGAATATTTTTAATATGTTTGATGTCAACACCAGGGATTGAAGAAGCCCATACCCACAAATTAGTAGATGGTTGATAAACTCCATAAAAATTATAGTCTCCTGCTAAAATCATTTTTTTGTTATCAAAAATACCCATCATTTTATTTTTACCAGATTTAAAAAAGTCAATTTTGTATTTCTTTTTTTCATCCATTAATTGACTAATATATTTATTTTTTTCAGTATTAATAGAATCAATACGTTTCAATATGTTTGAATCATTATTAGATTTATTTTTGGTCATTAAATTAATGTTAGAAAAAATAATTAAAATATATAAAAATCTATCATATATATATAGTTATGGGATCAAAGCTAAGTAATAATCAAGTATTAATTATTGTAATTCTTGGTGCAATTTTATTTTTTGTTTTCATCTTACCAATGATTGATGAGAAATGTAGAAATGAAAATAAAGAAATGAAAGAATCTCTAGAGAATACTAATAATCATGGACCAAAAATAGACCAAAGTTTATGTTCAAGATCGTGTTGCAAACATGCACAATGGCCACTACCTGAAGAATTAATGACCAAAGAAATACCAGAAGAACAACTTTACAATTATGTAGGAAATAACTTTTCATGTAATAATGGGTCTGGAAGCGGATGTCTGTGTTTGACCAAAGCTCAATATGATTATTTAGCCTCACGTGGCAATAATTAAGATATCAAACGTATTTTCCATTTATTTAATAAAAATAATCTAATTATTATTAATAAATAAATGTTAAATTTATTAGTTGAAACTAAAAATGAATATACAACTCATCTATCTAATATATTAACTCCTTTGGTTTTCGAAGGATTACAATCAATTTACAAAGAAGCCTTAACATTAGCTAAAGCAGATGATATATTGAAAATATTTCAGAGCTTTCTAAAGAGAATACCAAAATGGAATCAAGCAATGATTGAAAATGAAACCAATCGCATATTAAATTCCTCTCATAGTTATGGGTGGTTAAATGATTTAATAAAAGCAACATTAAAGGCTAATTTAATCGTATTAATGTATAATCCTTCACTCAAAACACAATCAAAAATAGAACCTGGTTTTTATAATGATATAAAAACTACCGATTTTATTCATAAGGTATATATTGAATGTGCTCGTGAATTATGGAATAATCCCTATTTACTATATCATAATTTTCCTCCTATTGAAATAAAACGTAATCAAAGAGATTGTATGAACATAATTAAGGATTGTATTAAAGAAGCTATGCGTAAGTTATTACCAGTTAAACATATCTTACAAATTTATTTGGGTGAAGAAATGGAAAAAGGGTTAGAGGATGACCAATTTGAAAAAGTTATGTCTGATGCAGAAGAAAAGAATCTAACTAAATTAATTAAAAAGGATTTAGCCAAAGATAACTTTGAACTAGAATATAAAGATACCGATGCTAAAATTTCTGATAAACCCAATTTAACAGGAACACCAAGACCATCCAGTCCTTCCAGAGACCAAACAAGTAAACCTCAAGAACAACCTAAACAAATGGAATTGCCAAATCAATTAGGAGGCCATAGTTCAAATTCTGAAGAAAAAACTATTGGTTCAAGAATTTTAAATATTATTAATAAAAACTCGATAACTTCTTCAGATATTGCATCCATTATGTCATCTGAAAAAAAGGTACCCAATCAACAAAAAGGAGGTAGTGTAACTTCTGATGATAGTGCATCTGGTTCAGCTTCTTCAAACAATAAAGATTCTGATTCAATTACTGATTTAGCCAAATCAATCAAGAAATTTGAAGAAACTCTTAATCCAGTAAAATCAGATAAAAGAGAAAATTTTGATGATAAAATAAAGAAAATTCTCCAAAAAGACCTGGCAACTGATTCAGATTTAGAAACCAGTTTAAATTACAGTCAAGAAGAAAATGAAAATAAATATCAAGAAATTTTTTCAAATTCTAACGTAACACCTAAGAAGGATGTTAAAAATGATTCTAAAAATATGAAAGACAAAAAGAAATTCTTTAATTTATATTCCCAATTTTAAATATATTTAAGATTATTATTAAACAAATATTTAATTAATAATAATTTAGCAAATAACACAACCTTTTTCTCCTTGGTCGCCTTTAGGACCAATATCACCTCTAGGACCAATATCACCTCTAGGACCGATATCACCTTTATCACCTTTATCGCCTTTATCGCCTTTATCGCCTTTATCGCCTTTATCGCCTTTATCGCCTTTATCGCCTTTAGGTCCAACATTACCTTTAATTTGATGACATGAAGATAATTCAGTCCCATAATTATCTTTTGTATTTAGACAAATATTACTTGTTTCACTATTATAATTAAATTCGGTAGATGGATATTTTAAACTAAAACATGATTTTTCTTCAGTACCACTTGTATATTTTTTATTTAAACAAAGTACATTGTTTTTATCATTATATGTCATGTTTGCTTCAGTTAAAACACCTTTTTCTCCTTTTGCTATAGAGATTGCTTGTCCAACTCCCAAAAAAGTTTCTACATTTTTATTATTGGTAAAATTTTCTTTCAAACGATATTCTCCGTTTGCTGTATACATATATATTAAACTATATAATTTTTTTGAATTTTAATTATTCATAAACCCTTCGACTAAAATTTTAGAAGGCTGTTCATTTTTTATCTCACGGTTAATTTTTATTGAAGGTGAAATCATATCTAAAATAGCAAAAGAAATCGATGATGTTGCTCCAATCATTATAATTTCCTTAGTCTTTAATTGATTATCTGGGATGTATTTAGTAGCAACTAAAACAATCAAACCCATTAAAATATATTTGGTTAATTTTTGAATTTTATTAATATTATTTTGGTTAATATTTTGCATTTGAACTAATTATTATCTTATGGTAGAAAATAAATTTAAAATAGTTAAAATACAAAATAATTAGTTTAATTATTAATGATTTATTATTTTCTGAATTTAATTAATGAATTTATTTCTAAAACAAATTTTGATTATTGGAACTTCTTTTCTCATTATCTTATGGTTCCAAAATATTGATGATAAGAAAAATAATCGTCAAAGAACCACAATTTATGAACAATATAAATTCCCTTCTTTAGTAGCTGCAATAGTTGGTTTGTTAATTAATTTACCAGAAATAATAAATTCTAATTCATGTCAACTTGTCGAAAATGTGACTGATATTACCGTAGTTACACCAGTAAAATCATGTGATGTTTCTGCAACTGAACTTGGAACAAAACCATTTATTAATAATAATAATTTCGGAATGAATATTGATAATGATAAATTAAGTTGGTTTAATACTGATAAAAATATTACTAATCAACAAATCTTTACCGAAATGCCTGATTTCTAAAGAAGGTATAAGGATAACCCGAAATGCCTGATTTCTAAAGAAGGTATAAGGATAACCCGAAATGCCTGATTTCTAAAGAAGTTTAAAAATCTAAAATTTTATTATTTGTTTATTTAATGCAAATAAAAAAATTTGACCTAAACTTATTTTCAAAATTATGTTCAATTAGTTTGGTTATGAACGGATTTGACCATAAATTTAACGTCATCAAATGTATTTTACAAATTAAACATGAACATGCAACAAAATTAGTTATAGAACAACATGAAAAAGTTTATCAGGTATTTTATGGTATTGTTGATGATAGGTTAATTTATGACAAGTATTCTCCAATAATTTTAAAAAATATTTTTACTCGGAATAAAATTATGTCAGAAAAAAATTTGGATTCCAAATTATTATTTATCACTTATCATTCATTAAATTGTAAATTATATCAAGATGAAATGATAAATGAATTATCTAATAATTATCAATCTCATAACATTTCATGGTTCGATATTGAACAAGTAATAAGACCGAAACCTCAAAACATATATCAATCATATGATTGGATAATATTCGGACCAGAATGTTCAATTTCAAATTTGAAAATAATTTATAATAGACATTTTTCATTCATAAATAGTTTTGATGAGTTTAGGGAATTATTTTCTGATTTAACTGGATATTATAAGGTACTTGTATTGGACAATAAAAATGAATCCAATAATATATACGATAAAATATTTACTTTAGATTATGATACTGTATATAAATATGCCATTAAATATAAAAAATATCTCTGGTAATATAATAAATGGCAACTAGAGAAGTAGGTTTTGGAGCAGCAAAATTACCCATCAAAAGATTTAATATTCATGAAATGGTTGACCATTGCACAATTGCTATGATTGCAAAACGTGCAACTGGTAAATCTTTCTTGACTAGAGAAATTATGTATCAAAAAAGGAATATTGCAGCAGCTATAGCTATTAGTAGAACAGAAAATTTAAATGGATTTTATAAAGATTTCATACCTGATTCTTATATTTATTCAGAATATACATCTGATATTTTATCTAGGGTTTATGAAAGACAAGCTAAAATGCATGAAGATAATGTTAAAAGAGAAAAAGAAGGAAAGAAACCTAAAGATGATTCTATAATGTTAATTATGGATGATTGTATGTCTGATAAAAGATGGATTAAAGATCCTAATATAGCAGAAATGTTTTTCAATGGACGTCATCACCATTTGTCATTTATTTTAACTATGCAGTACGCGGTAGGTATACCTCCTGAAATGAGATCTAACTTTGATTACATCTTTTTACTTGCAGAAGATACAATTAACAATAGAAAAAAATTATACGAACACTATGCAGGTATGTTTCCTACATTTGATATTTTCCAACAAGTTTTCTCTGATCTAACAGAAAATTATGGTATGATGGTTATTAACAATCGTATTCACAGTAAAAATATTACCGATAAGGTATTTTGGTATAGAGCTAAACCTGTACCGACATTCAACTTGGGATGTAATAAATTTAGAAAATTCCATGATAAAGCTTACGACTCAGAATGGAACAAAAGATTGGAAATTTTTAATCCTGAATCATTATTTTCCAAAAAGAGAAATGGTGTACGGGTATCAGTAGAAAAAGTTAAATATTAATAATAAATAAATTTATTATTATTGTTTAAATTAAGTTTTAGAATTTAATTATCTCCAATAATTTTAGGTGGAGCCATTTGTGCAGGAGTAAAGGATTTCATTTGTTCACTAAGTTGTTCAAGTTGTTCATCTAGTTCAACTTTTCTGGTTTCCATCTTTTTGATTTGTTCTTCAATAGCTTCAACACTTGATTTAAGTGATACTTCTTCTTCAGGAGATTTAGCTTTCTTAAGCTTCTTTTTAGCTTCTTTAAGGTTATCACGTCTAGTATTCAAGTTATCCAAAATATTTTGACGAACCATCTCATTCTTACGTTGTTCATGATATACCTTAGCCTTCTCTTGGTTTTCATAATAAGCTTTCATCATGCTATTAAGTTGTTCGTTTGCATATTCAGAATCTTGTACTGCTTTAGAATCAGGAGCAGGGTCGAATGGCAACCATTTACCCATTTCACCAACAAACACGTTAAAATATTGGTCTACAGTTTGAAGTTTCTTGGCATGTTCACAAGCTTTTTCATAGCTTTCAAAAACACCACGAATCTTAATACCACACATAGTAGTCTTGTTTTCTTTATCAGTTAAAAAACTGAGACAAACGAATTTTTGGTTTTCAGGAAGTAATGAGTCTTCGGTTAAAAAATCTACTTTTGACATTATACAAATATAATAAACAATCTTTAAGTATTTTTAAAAGATATAAAAAATTTATTTTTTTCTATTTTAAAATATATGGATGATGAATATGAAAATAATTCCAACTTAACCACAATTATTATAATAGTTGGTGTTGTGGTAGTGTTGGGTGTGATTGGATATGTAATGTATACACAAAAGAAAAATAAGATTTATGAATTATCTGGATGTCAAGATGATTTTACTAACGGTGTTGAAATTAAATGTGAAAATGGTACTACTATTAGTGACTTAAATGTAAAATATGGTAGATGGAATAATTCAATTTGTCTAGATGATTCTGTTAATTCAAAAACTAGACCCATGTTTAAAAACTATAATTTATCAGTTGTTGCAAGAAATAAAGATACATTTGATTTAGCATCAGAACTTAAAAAAGTTGACCCATATCAAAGTATTAACAAACACTTTACAGCAACATGGAAATGTGTCTAATTTTTGATGTACAATTTTTGTTTAGGTTCATCAGCGTCAAAGTCCTGATAACCTAGCCAGATGGATGGTTGTGAAAACATCTTTTTATATTCCTTAGATACCCGATAATCATAAATGCTTATTGGTTCTCTTAATCTCAGTCTATTTCTTTTAGCTAGCAATTGTTGGTCCCATGTTAGGAAACCATTTGATGATGCTTTAGTAATATAAACAGTAATAAATATAATTCCTGTAAATAATATTAATAAAGAAATATTATGTAAAATATGATTCATATTAATTAATTTTATAAATTATTTATTAATATGAATTAAAATTGTTAATTGTTTTTTTATCCAGATATATAATATAAATATATAGGATGTCAAGATATTTTTCAATAAATCAAAGTTATAAATTATTAGATTAAAAAAAATTAAGGGAAAATATGACAAATATAGAACCAGACCCTTGTGTAGGACTAACTGATTCTAGTTTAGCAAAGGATGTTCCGGTCAAATGTATACAAAAATTAGTGGTAGATGCAGGTTGTTCTAAAGACGGACCATTGTATCCACCAGATAATTTTTTTGGTTGGTGGAATAATTCTCCTAATGGTGCAACTACAGTATATTGTGATGGAAATAATCCATGGCCAAAATGTGGAGCTGGTAATTTCGGCACAATTAAAAGTGATATTAAAGCATGGGGTACATTGACAAGTCAGGTGCATGTTGATGGATGTAAAGGTCCTGACCCATGTGTTGGTATTAATGACAACACTAAAGCTAGTCAAGTTCCTGTGACTTGTTTACAAAGAACATGGATAAATTCTGGTTGTAAAAAAGAAGGTACCTTATATCCACCAAATGATTATAATGGTTGGTGGAGACAGGATAATGGTGCAGGTACATTTGGTGCCATCAAAAATGATATGGCAGCATGGGGAGCAAAAAAAGATATGGATGGTCTTGTAGCCTGTAAGGGAATAGAGGGTTGTGAGTCATTTAATAAAACTAATAATGAAGTATTTCATATAGGAAATTACGACAAATCATGGGGACAAGCAGATGCCAAATGCAAAGAATATAATGCTAGATTAGCAACTAGGAAAGAATTAGATGATGCTTTTAATGCAGGAGCTAATTGGTGTTCTTCTGGACATTTAAAAGATTCTGATCCTTCATATCCAACTCAAGTAGCTCGTGATGGATGCGGGGTTAGAGGAGTAAATGTTTATGGTAATCCTAATGATTTAAGAGGGGCTAATTGCTATGGGATTAAACCAGCAGAATCAACACAAAATATATTACCTTTTAATTCAACAAAATGGTCGCAATATAGTCCAGATAATGAAGCATTTCATATTGGAGGATATGATAAAACTAGAGTTCAAGCTCAAGCCAAATGTAAAGAATTTGGGGCTAGATTAGCAACCAGACAAGAAATAACAGATGCATTTAATTATGGGGCAGATTGGTGTTCATCCGGTCATACAAGTGATTCGGACCCAGTTTTTCCAATCCAAGTACCACGTTCTGGATGTGGTGCAAAAGCGGTTAATACATATGGTAGTGTAAATGATTTAAGAGGTGCTAACTGTTATGGTATGAAACCACCTCAAAATACTCCAGGAATCCTTCCATTTAATCCAGAAAAATGGTCCCAACATTCCCCACCATCTAATGCGGTATATATGAATAGTGATTATTCAGAATGTATTGAAAAAGTATGGAAACAAACTAAACCAAATAATGAATTTAATTTAGAAGGTTTTGAACGCGATAATAATGATACAATCAGATGTGACCAAGGAAGAAAAATAACATCAGGAACAATTAAATATGGTAGATGGAATAATGAACAATTTTATAATATTTTATTTAAAGACGATAAAAATGTTATGTTTAATGAAAATAAAGTAGTAGTTTTCCCACATAATGAGGGGGCTATGTATGGACCATGGATAGGTGGAAATAATGTTAAAATACCTGTAAAACATATGGCAAAAATACCTAATGGTAAGATTATTGCACTGATAGAAGATGGTGTTTATACCAAGATGGTATCATTAGATAACCAAATTGCTAAATATTATTCAGGAACAATATCAAATTTTAGAGTAGAAAATTGGAATACTTATACAGATGCAACAGGAAATTATTTGTTTGAACAAGTACCATTTACACCTAATCAAAGCATAACTAGAGATTTACCTGCTGAAGCATTAAATAATTCAACCTATAACTTTAAACCATTAAACACAAAACTTGGTATTGACCCATATCCCAGAATGGTAAAACAATACTCTATTAATTGGATGTGCAGTTAATCAAAAATTTATTTAAAAGAGCTGATATACTCCCATTTAAGATGTTTGCAAATTTTTTCCCAAATTTGGTCATTTTCCATAATTTTATCTGGGTCTTTATGTAATGGGAAACATTCCAATAAGTGATCCAATTCTAATAATTCACAAAACTTGTGTAACACATAAGAATAAGATAAGAAGTTTTTACGATTTGCCTGTTTAAACATTTCCCATGGTTCTTGTATTTTAAAGAACATACTTATGAAAAGTTTTTCCATATCTCTAGTAATTTTAGGTGGTGGTAAATTATTAAGTTTATTAATAATATATGCTACATGTTCATAATAGATATTATATTCTAATTTTTTCAAAATGGCCTTCATATTCTTTTTATTTAAAACGGATAAATCGGTAATTCTATTTTTATTAAGCTCCCTAACAATATCAATAAAAACTTGTTCAGGGATATCAGGACTTTGTTTAGCTTGGAATTGGTTTAACCATTCTCTAAAGTGATTAAGTCTTCTATAAGGTGAATAATCTTTAATTTGACGGTCTTCATCTAAGATAATCATTTCACTATCTCCACAACATGGACAAATATAAGCACTCTCGGTCATATCAAGAATTTTTTCAATATGACATTCTTGACAATATTTAATTCTATTAGACCCATCATCTTGATTAATACGAATACCATCAACTCTTTGACAATATTTTTCAAATAAGTTTGCCCTATTTACATTTTTAGGTTCGTTACCTGGTATTACTTGCTTTTCCTTTTTATTACATAAAAACTCTAAAATATTTTTAGTTTCTTTTACTTGAACATCTTTATTATCTCTCATTTCATAATAATCTTTAATGAGATCACCAGCGTTATCATAATAATCCATTTCATCATAATTTTCAGATACTGATTTATATAATTGTTCTAATTCTTCGCGTTTATCTAATAAAGATGCTCGTTGTTTGAGGTCAGTGGGAGTAAAATGGTCTCTACGTTCATCCAAAGTAGCTATTTCCATATTAATGGTTTTAATTTGTGTCATGATAGATTGTCTATCATTTTTTTGCTGACTAAAATGTTTAACCATTAGACGATGTTTGTTATCAAGAGTATTAGATTCCTTAACAGTAGATTGTTTATTTTCTTTATATTTTGAAGTACCTTTATTGCCTTTGATACTGGACATCAAATATATTAATATTTTATGTTAAATAGACTTTAAATATATTACAAAAGTTTGTTAAAATTTATATGATAATAATATTGATTCCTTTTTACAAGATTATTTTTTGATTTAATTTTTATTAATCTTTTTTTATTTTACTTAGATTATTAGAATCACCAGTTGTATATTTAGTCAGTTGGTACTATTCAGTTGCTTCTAACGATGATTTAGTTGGTAATACATAATATATATAGTTATTATCAAAAGCAAATTTATAATTGATATTGGTCTTAATTAATGATAATAAATTAATTTAACCGAAAAAAAATTTTAATTTTTTGGAAAAATAGTATAGAAATATTAATTTTTTGCAAAAAATCGTTAAAAATATTTTAGGATTTTAAGGTTTTAAAACGCATATTCTGAGTTTTGGGAAAAAATATTATAAAAATTTTTTTCTAGTCATAGTTATATATCTAAATGGGTGGTGGTTTAATGCAACTCGTCGCTTATGGTGCTTAACTCTTGGGCATCAACAGTAGGTCGCTGTTATAGTTCCAAATATACTATAACAGATAAATCGATGTAAATATTTGGATGATTTTATATCATAATATAACCTACTAGTCATTTGTATCCACCCTACAAATGGCAAGAGTATCAAATTGCTGGAACTCCCTAAAGATTTAACTACTAAGGTTAATTAGTAATAATTAACTGGCCAAGAATAAAAACTTGGACAAAGTAAAAATGTTAAATATTGGGTAATCAGCAGCCAAACACTATTTAAAAATAAATTCATTATAAAAATAATAATAATGGGAGATATTTATTTACTTGAAAGTCCTTCTGAAGCAAATAGTAACAAAAATTTTTGTAGATTACTTGATAAAGCTATAAGAAAATATAAACCAGAAAATTTTAAAATTTATCTAATTTGTTCTTGTTCTATAGAAGAAATGAATGACAAAGAAGCATATATTCAAGAATATAATACTTTAACACCAAATGGATATAACTTGATGGCAAGAAGTGGAAAAGGAAGTCATCAATCTGAAGAAACCATTAGATTAAAAAGTATTAGTCTTAAAGGTAAAAACTTAGGAAGAATAATTGATATTAAAAAGGAAAGAAAAAATCCTGAAGATAATAATTTACCTAAATATTTAAGGAAAATTAAAGATGGATATAGAATATCTAATCATCCTTCAAAATAAATTTTTGTAGTCGTTCGATTAAAAAAACCATGGAAGAAAAATATAATGAATGTTTAATTAAACTAAATGAATTAAATCAAAATAAATAGTGTGCAGTCCATCGACTAAATGGTACTCGGTTTTACATTAATAATTATTGTAAAGCTTAAGATATAGTCAGCCCTAATAAGAAATTATTAGGATAACACATGCAAGATGTGTACCTCAGCGGAAATCCTCAAATTACTTTCTTCAAAGTCGTCTACAGACGTCATACCAACTTTTCAGTTGAACCTATTCAACAAACCTGGAACGGTGCTGCTGACTTCGGTCGCACTGTTACCTGCAACATTAACCGCAACGGTGACTTAATCACCAACATGTATGTTGCTGTTAAGTTAGCTGCTCAACCTGCTGACCTCACCTCCAAACCTAAGGCTTGGGGTTACGTCAACAGACTCGGCCATGCTATGGTCCAAGAATGCAAAGTCGAAATTGGTGGTTCCAAGATCGATGAACAATATGGTGACTGGCTCAATATCTGGTACGAACTTACCCACAAGGTCGGCCAAGAACGTGGTTATGCCAGAATGATCGGTGATGTCCCTGAACTCACCGCTGTCAACACTGACGCTCTCAACCCTTACCAAATGTATGTTCCCCTCCAATTCTGGTTCAATCGTAACAATGGTCTTGCTCTCCCCCTTATTGCCTTACAATATCATGACGTCCGCGTCACTGTTCAATTCCGTGATGCTTTAGCTTGCGTCAATTGGGAAACTGAAACTCCTTCCCTCACAAACTTAATGGCTGATTGCTACCTCTTAATCGACTACGTTTACTTAGATTCTGAAGAACGCAAACGTTTTGCTCAAGCTTCCCACGAATACTTGATTGAACAACTCCAATTCACTGGTTCTGAATCTCTCACTGCTGCCTCCAGCAAGTACAGACTCAACTTCAACCATCCTTCTAAGTACCTCATCTGGGCTCCTCACTTAGAACGTCACAACACCCGCAACAAGTGGATCGCTCATGCCTTCAACGGTGACTGGGCTGCTGCTCGTAATCGTTTCGCCAAATTAATCACCTTGGCCAATGCTCAAAACCTTGCTATTGCCGGCGGTAATGTTAATGCCGATAAATCAAGCAACGTTGCTGGTGATTTAGTTACTTTAGTCCAAGTCCAAAACAACTCTGCTCTTGCTGCTTTAGTTGCCAAGACTGAAGTCAGATTTGTTGTCCAAGCTGATGGTGACCTCGGTGCTTTAAAAGAAGTCTTAGATAACTCCATTGTTGTTTCTAACAACTTATCTATGGCTGATATCTCCAAGACTGTTGACCAATTAGCTGCTATGGGTGCCGATGCTGATGTTTTGGCTGCCTACACTCTCAACGTTGTCAACTACCACAACTATGGTAACTTCGTTGATGGCTCCAACAACCCTTGCTCTGCTGCTAAGCTCCAACTTAACGGCCATGATCGTTTCCAAACTCGTGATGGTTACTACTTCAACTACGTCCAACCCTTCCAACACTTCTCTAACACCCCTGCTGATGGTATCAACGTTTACTCTTTCGCCCTCAAGGCTGAAGATCACCAACCCACTGGTACTTGCAACTTCTCTCGTATTGACAATGCCACTTTACAAGTCGACTGCGGCTTAAACAACATGGCTGCCGATAACAGATACGTTGCTGACTTCATTGGCACCAACTCCAACTCCATTGTTAACATCTACACTGTTAACTACAATGTCCTCCGTGTTATGAGTGGTATGGCCGGAACTGCCTACTCAAATTAAAGGCTTTTTATTATTTTATCATCTTATTTACATCATAAATATGGTAGAAACATATATATATTATATATTTCCATCATAAACATAAATTGTAAAAATTGAATTTATGTTGATTTTCATTTAAAGATATACTCCTTAATATAATTAATGTCAGTAAGTTTCGTTAAATCAAAAAATTTTTGTCTAGTAAATGACAAAATTATTTTAGATATCGAAGATGGTTTAGTTATTAATAAACTAAAAAATTTAAATAAAGATAGTTTTTCTTTTGATGAAGAAAATGAGGTGTGGATTTATAATAATTATAAATCGAAAACACCCCTTATAAAACTATTATATCCGGAAGACAAAATCAAATCTATTGATTTTAAGAATGATAATGTAAACGACTATAGACGAGATAATCTGGTTATTACATTAGATGAACGATTTAGCAATGTATTTACACCACCAGCTGGATACACCATACTGAGTTCTGGTGAATCTTATAAGGTGTCAGAAGGTAAATTTGCGGGTCAATATAGAAATATGTATTGGAAAGTTAAAGACTCTGAATCCAATACATACTATATGATGCATATTAAAGATGATATTTACACTAAATTTTCAAAAAGAGATTTAAATAAGGTTTTGGATTTTGATGGTGTTAGACCTTCTTGGTATCTAAATGCAAATGGTTATATTGGTTCAACAATAAGAGTTAATAAAAAAGTATTCAATATATATCTTCACCAATTGATTATGGATGTTCATGATGAAGATATGACAAACTTTGAGAAAACTGTTGATCATATTAACCAAGATAAACTTGATAACAGACGTCAAAATCTTAGACTAGTCAATATGTCAGTACAAAATGCGAACCGTTCCAAACCGGACAGAAGAGTTGATGCTTGCGAATTACCTGACGGTATTGAACAAAAAGACTTGCCAAAATATGTGGTTTACAGAAAGGAATTTTTAAACAAAGAAGAAAATAAATTTAGAGAATATTTTTATATATGTAATCATCCAAAATTAGAAAAAAGGTGGGAAACAACCAAATCAAATGAAGTATCATTAAAAGAAAAACTAAAACTAGTAAAATTAAAATTACAAGAATTAGAAGGTACCATTACTGAAAAACAATATCAAAAAGAAACTGGTCAGGATAAACAAATTGATATGCCCGCTTATATCAGACTTACAAATACAAGAAATAAATTACACTTGGTTTTTGATAAAAGAGATAATGGGGATAGATTGGGTTATAACATGGTTTTAAAATCCACTAATATTCAAAAAGAACTAGATGATTTTATTGAACTTATAAATCAAAAATATCCCGAATTAGCCATGGCTAAATATCAAATAAAAAATGTAGGCAAACTAACAGAAAAAGATATTTCCAATGAAGAAAATAAGCAATCAAATACAGATATTAAATTAACATTACCTTCAAACTTTTCATTTTTCAAAGAAACGAAAGGCGGATATAATTTTGGATTTTCTAAAAGTATTGATGGCAAAAGGCTATGTGCCAAATCTAAATTACAATCCAATGATATCCAAAAAGAATTTAATGATTTTATTTCAATTGTTAATTCCAAATTTCCACAATTAGAAATTGGCCCTTATCAGTTTCCCAATGTACCAAGTACTATAAACCTAACAAAAGAATTAACTAAAACTGATGAATCAAATACAGATTCAGATACTGGTAATACAAACACTCCCAAACCTGTGATGCCGACAAATTTTTCAATCACCACAATTAATTCGGTTGATTATATCCAATTTTGTAAGAAAATTGACGACAAAAAATACCAATACAAAACCAAAATAAATTCCTATGATATAAAATCAGAATTAGATAGGTTTATTGATGAGTTAAATGAAAAATATCAATTAGAATTAATAAAATCGGATTATCCGATTGTTAATACTAATGGTTGGAAAACTACTAATCAAATTATTCAACATTCAGATTCGGCAGAAAAACAATCCCAACGTGAAAGAACCCGTAGATATCTAGAAAAAAAGAAACAAGAAATGGGTGAAGAAGAATTTAGAAAACAAAATGCTGACAAAGCGAAATCATACAGACAATCTAAACAATCAAATAAAGAATTAGATGTTTAATTTAATTTGACTCAGAAATTGGGGCAATAATATTTTCCACTTTTTTTTTCAGAGTTGAATTTTTCGGTAAATTATCCGAAATCTCATTAGGACCAATAGTATCCACAGTATAAATAATTGGGTCATTGAAGAAAATAAACTTGAGTTGATATCCATTAAATTTCTTGTAGATATCACTTACAGACATATTCGCACGATTTTTATAATATTCCCAAACCATTGGTTCAACAATTCTTTCTAATTTAGATAATTTAATTTGATAAATTTTTTTGACTTGTTTACCAGTTCTGGGATCGGTAATATTTTTGATAAAGGTTTCATTCTTGAGGTCTGGCATTATACTATTATCTAAATAAGCTTATAAAATATTTTTCAATCTTTTTTATTTAAAAGATTATTTGGTTTATAAAACTAATGGAAACTCATAAATTCTGGAAAACTCAACCAGTGAATGAACCGACTGTTCAGTCAATGATTAATGGACCTGTTAAAAATTTAACTCATGATGATTTTAGTAATGAGCCTTTACCCTTACCTGAGGGTTTTAAATGGTATACATTTGATATTAATAATGATAAAGATTTAGATGATATATATAATTTTTTACATAATTATTATTCAGAGACTGACGATAATTCAATAAGATTAGGATATAGAAAAGAATCAATCAAATGGTTTTTACAATGTCCAAACTATTATCCAGATTTGCATATTGGGGTTAAATTTAATGATAAAATTATAGGGACAATTTTCGGTGTTCCCAGAACAGTCAATGTATTTGATAAAAAAATGACCCAAATAGAAATTAACTTTTTATGTGTGAGAGAAGCTCTTAGAAACAAAAGATTGGCTCCATTATTAATTAGGGAAGTGAGTAGAAGAGTAAGCCAGAAAGATATTTGGCAAGCATTTTATACTTCGGCAATTAATTTACCAAATGTTATCGGTTCAGGGCTTTACTACAACAGATACATCAATATTAAGAAAATGGTAGACATCAAATTTACAAGAAAACCAGAAAAAATATCAATGGATGGTTTTTCAAAATTATTTAAATTGGTTGATTCATCATTAAAACTTAGGAAATTGGAAGAAAAAGATGTAAAAATATGTTGTCAAAAATTAAATAAATACACATCACAATTTAAAATTAATATTGAACTAACTGAAGAAGAATTCAGACATAAATTTTTACCAAGACCCAATGTAGTTGATTCATTGGTATTAGAAAATAAAAATAAAGAAGTTACAGATTTTATAAGTTTCTTCTATATTCCTTCTCTAATATTAGATAATCCTAAAATAAAGGAAGTTGATTGGGCATATTTGTACTATTATTTTAATGAAAGTGTAAGTTTGAAAGAATTAGTAGGAGCAGGTTTGCATTTTTTAAAAAGTAAAAATATAGATGTGTTAACCTGTTTGGACCAAATGAATAATTTGGAATTTGTTGAAGAATTAAAATTTAGAAAAGGCAGTAATTACTTGTATTTTTATTTATATAATTGGCAATGTCCAAATGTTACACCAAAGGATATAGGTTTGGTAATTGTTTAAAAATTGATTTAATTATTAATTAACAAATTATTAATGAATAATAATGGGTAAAAATACTAAAGAAGGATATCGTATTGGTTCTGTAAAAGAAAGGTCACAAGTATATAATCCAAAAACAGAACAATATGTTAAAAGAGACACCATAACAGGTAAATTTATAGCTGCATCACACAACAAATATAAAGGTGTGCGAACCGAGAATAAATAGTTATAATTTTTTTATATGTGATAATATAATGACTGACTGTTTATCAAAAATTTATGAAATATCAAATGCAAATAATGATTATTTACTAGTAGAAAATATTGGAATTGGGTCAACCAAAGTAGTAAATGGAAATCCTGCATGTAGATTCATATTAGAGGAAATATTAGATTCAAAAGGAAATAAAACTAACATTTATAATTTTGGATATGTCAAAGATAATGAAACTCTTTATTTTAAACTAAATGAACCTGATACACTTGTATTAGTAACTAAAAGTGATACCCCTGATGATTTTTTAGTAAGACAAGACCCAAAAACCAAAAAATTATACATTATTACAGCAAAACAAAATGCATTATATCTAACAGCATCATCTGATACATCTAAAGTAACATTAAAAGCAAAATTTGATGATTCAGAAACTGAAAATAATTTAAATTCCCAACTATGGAAAATATCTTGTGTTCCAACAGATGGTTTAAGTAAAGTAATAGATTCAGTTAATCACTATTTTGCTTCAAAATTAAAAAAATATGGTATCAACGTGATACAAAACTTAGGTATTTATTTAACAGTATTCTTAATTGTGTTAACAATAATTTTATTAATATATTTTACATTGGGAAGGTCTTCTAAATCAAATAATATGGACCCAAATATGATGACACCAGAAATGATGAAAATGTTTGATAATATGTTTGGACAAATTGATTCAACCACAGAAATTTCTGATAGTAATAATTTAGAAGATGATACTAATTCGTCATCTGAAGCAAGTTCTGATGAATAAAAATTATTAAGATGTTAATTTTATAATTTAAAATATTTAATTTATAAAATTATTTTATAGTCATATTTAATGTCCGTAACAGATAATTTTCAAAAAGGTCAAAAGGAGGCAGTTGATACATTACAATCAAGAATTGACTCATTGCAAAGTTTGTTGAATGATAAAAATGAAAATGATACAGCAGCAATTTATGAATTAACTCAAGAAATTAAAAGAGAAAAAGAGAGAATGCTTCAACTACAAAAAGAAAAAAATAAACTCCAATTCGAGAAAAATGACAAGTTTTTACAACAACTGGCAAGTTTTCAAGAACAAATTAATGACCCTAATACCATAAAAAATTTGATGCCCCCAGGTATGGGTGAACCAATTCCTACCGAAAAATCAAATACAATTACATGGGTTATTATTGGTGGTATTGTTTTATTAGTAATAATAATTATTTTTGCATTATATATGGTAAGTAAGAAACCTAAATATCCTAATTTAATGCCTCAAATGATGAAAATGTATCAAATGAGGAAACGTATGATGGAAAATGAGGAATAAAAAATAAAATATAATATATAGTATATAATGTCAAAAAATAATTTTATGAGTAATGATTGTGTCCCGGTTAAAAAATATATTGAAAAATTTTGTGACTTAGGACATAAAATCACATTTAAAAAATTTTTAATAATCTTTGTAATTATTCTATTAATTATTGAATTGAATAAAGAAATGAAAACCCAATAAAAAATGAAAATTGTCTTTCTATAAAATATATATTTTATATAATGGACAACGTATTTATTAAAGAAAATAATTATCATTCAGATACCGATTCTGATACAAGTACTACATCTGAAGCAGAAGAATATTCAAATTTGAACAATAAATTGATTGAATTAAGGGAATCATTAATTCAACCAATTAGTGGAAAAGATATAATGATTAATGATGAAACTTTCCAAAATAATTTTCAAGTAAATGATTCCTTTGAGATTATTATGCTGAGATTATTGCATTTGCTATTGAATAACGATGGAGTAATTAATTTTGATAATTTAAAAAAATATATGATGGATAATAAAAAAGAATGCGATGAGTTATTCGATTTTTTCCTAAATAATCCTGGTATTATGCAGGACAAAGAATTTTATTCAAGCCAAGCAGGACTATTACTAAGAAACAAATGGGTAGTATTTTTATCAAACAGGGAATTTGACTATATCAAAAATGGATATCAAATTTCATCATCATTAGCTAATTTTTACAAATTTTTTGAAATATTCTTCCCAAAAATCAACCAAAAAAGAAATTTCACAACTGAACAAGACAAATTAAATTACATATATTCCAAACTTAATTTTAACTTTGATTCATTGAGAATAGTTCATGGGATTTATAATAAAATTAATAATAATATTATACATTCCGGACAAATCCAAAATATTGTTATTAATGATATGGATATTTTTGTAATTGAGTTTTGTTGTTTGAAAGAAATTAATTCCAAATCAATTGTTCCAATTTCATCATATTGTGAATTTTGATATAGTTAATTCCAATAGTCATGACCATATGAAATAAATAATTCTGAATCTGAATCTATGTCAACTAATGAATATATATAACCTTTTTTATTTATTGAATCAATTTTAAAAATACAGTTAATTTCTAAAATCTGATTATTTTTACCATAATATTCTTTTGGTGTTATATTAATTTTTTTACCTTTTTTCTTTTTAGTTTTTTTAGGAATGAACGAACAGTCATTAATCATAGCCATATAACATCTAGGATAATTTATTGCATCAATACAATGTCTATCATCAATTTGTAATACATAACTACCTCCAATTGGATAAGTAAAAAGTTGACCAAAATATTCATCAATTAAAGTATCTTTAGGAATTGGTTCCAATGTATAAACACCTAATCCTGCATCTGGAATCTGCGACTTGTCAATTTTAAGATTAAATAGAGATTTATGATAATAATTATTCATCAAATTAACCCAAAATATGCAATTACTAATAACAAGATAATATTTTTTTAAATCTACATTTGAAAAATATTGAAAGTATAATATTTAGTAGGATAAATCTATATTTTTAATGACTGAAGAAAATAATATGGAATCTAATCTTAAAACTCACTATGAATTTGGAAATCAATTAAAATTATTTTTTTTTGATGAAAAGTCCCCTGGTTCTGCTTTCTTTTTACCTCATGGAACAATTTTGTATAATAATCTTGTAAACTATTTAAGAGATGAATACATGAAAAGAGGATATAGTGAAGTACTTACACCAAATATTTTTGATAAATCTTTATGGGAGACCTCTGGACACTGGGACAAATATAAAGAAAATATGTTTATTATCGAAAAACATAATCCAGAAGATTGTCATATGTATTCCATCAAGCCCATGAATTGTATTGTTGGTGATTCTAATATTTCATTATCAAATTGCACCAGTGTTAAAATGGATAAAATGAATTTATCAATCAATAATGAATTACTTGGTTTCGATAGTAAGAAGAAAGAACTTGTTAATACAAAAAAAATAAATTTTATAAATAGTGGAGAAAAAGAATGTGTTGAATTAATGTTTTTAGATGGAAGAAAATTAATTTGTACTCCAGAGCATAAAATTTTAACTACAACTGGTTGGGTCGAAGCACAAAATTTAGTTATTAAAGAAAGTGAAGTTTTATGTGGTCCATCATATCCTATAATCAATCAAACTATTGATCCAAATTGGGAATTAGTCATAAAAACAGAAACGGATAAAACTAAAGAAACTACGGAATTCAAATTTAATATGAAAACTCTGGAAAATATAGAGAAAAGTTTGGCATTTGCCAGATTATGTGGTATTATTATTACTGATGGTACTATTGGAAAAGATTCAAAAAATAGATATAATTGTGAAATTTATACTGGACATAATATTGATCTTAAAAATATCATGACAGATCTTAAATTAGCTTTTGGTGATATGTATAATAATATATTCGGGAAAAAAAGAGATATGTGGCGTGTAACAATTCCATCAAAAATAGCAAGATTATTTGCCGATTTATTTGGTTATGGTAATAGAATGGATAAAGAAACATCATTGCCATTTTTTTTGTTTGATAAAAAATTACCAATTGATTTTTTAAGACAATTTTTATCTGGAGTATTTGGTGGAGATGGTTGGGCACCCGTATTGTCAGGTAATTGTTTCACTGAAATTTATATAGCATTATCTAAATCAGAAGATAAATTAGATAACTTATTAGAATATATGGAAGATTTGTCATTACTATTAAATAAAGCAGGTGTAACAAATACTAGTATAACAGGTCCATATAAAAATCAAAAAGGGACTAAATCACATTATAGAATTAAAATAAGTTCTGAATCATTTTTAGATTTTGCGAAATACATTGGATTTTCTTATTGTTGTCATAAATCTACAAGGTTAAGCGTAGTTCAATCTTATTACATGCTAAAAAAAGAAGTTATTGATCAACATAATAATTTTAAGAACAAATTTATCGATCAATATTGTGAAACAAATAAGGAAAATAGAGAATTATATTTAAAGTTAAAAGAAGAAACAATTAAAAATGAATATATTTTTAATGACAAGTTTTCAATACCAGAATTAAAATACTTACAAAACTCTATAAAAACTGGTTCAAAATTATCTCATATTGGTGGTTATGGATTTTATACGCCTACAGAATATTTAAAAGTGATTGATGGTGAAAAATTTTTTAACGCTAAATCATATGCAGTTGAAATTGAACACGAATTACCAACTTTTAAATTAAAGCTGTTAACAAGGAAAAAAGTTGGAATCAAACAGGTTTATGATGTTTCTGTAGATACTAATATTCAATCATTTGTTGCAAATGGTATTGTTGTACATAATTGCCCTTCCCACTGCTTAATTTTTAAACATGTGAATCCATCATATAAAGATTTACCATTAAGGTACGCAGATTTTGGTGTTTTACATAGAAATGAATTAAGTGGAGCACTAAGAGGATTGACCAGGGTAAGAAAGTTTAGTCAGGATGACGCACATATTTTTTGTAGATTAGATCAAATAGAACAGGAAATTTTGAATGTGATTGATTTTATTAAAGAAATATATACTAAATTCAATTTAAAATTTTCCGTTGGTTTGTCAACTAAACCTGAAAAATATATTGGTTCAGATGAGATTTGGACCCAAGCAGAATCAACCTTGAATAGTTTGATTAAAACATTTGAACATTATCACATTAATGAAGGTGATGGTGCATTTTATGGTCCAAAACTAGATTTTACTGTTGAGGATACCCTAGGAAGAAAACATCAATTAGGAACCATTCAATTAGATTTTAATCTACCAGAAAGATTTGATTTGACTTATCAGACTGATGTTCAAGGTAAATTTGAAAGACCAGTAATCATTCATAGGGCAATTTTAGGTTCGGTAGAACGATTTATTGCTCTTTTATTAGAAAATGGTCAAGGTGATATTCCATTGTTTGTTAGTCCAAGACAAATTAGTATCATACCTGTTTCAGTAAAGCCTGACTTATTAGATTATTGTTCAGAAATTAAAAATCAATTTAATTTTAATGGATTTAAACATGTACAACTTGACGATTCAACTGAAACTTTACAAAAGAAGATTTTAAATTCAGAAATACTCCATTACAATTATATTGTGGTAATTGGTAAAAAGGAAATAACTAACAAAACAATCAATGTGAGAAATATAGGAGAAATTAAATTAGAAGAATTTATAAAAATGATTAAATAATTTTTTTAATATAATTTCTAATTTAATTTATATATAATGGGTGCTAAATTAGCAAAATTAGATTCAAATGATAAAGTATTGTCAATAAAATCATAAATGATTGGTAATGATCAATCTGCTAAAGGAATGTCACAATTAGATGATACTAAATTAGCTGATTTTTATAATAAATATGGTATTATTAAAATGAATGTTAATTTACCTGGTCTTGAAACTTTTACTAAAAATTATATCCAAAAAGTGATTGGAGGTATTAATGAAGATATTGAAAATAAGGTATTAGGCAAATTTAAATTTATACCAATGATATCTGGAATTTTATCAACATCCGGATTTATTTTAATTGAAGATAAACAAATTCTTGGTAGAATATCTGGTTATGATAATATTGAAACTTTTGCAGATGTTTTTGAACAGTCCCAACCAGAAATGCAAGAATTAGAACTAGTAAATGAAGAACAACCTTTAATTAATTTAGAATCAATAATGAAAGAAAAAAGAGATTCAGAAATGCAAAAACAAATGGAATTAGAAATGCAAAATAAAATGAAAATGGAATTAGAAATGCAAACGCAAAAACAACAAATGGATTTAGAAATGCAAACGCAAAAACAACAAATGGATTTAGAAATGCAAAATAAAATGAATATGGAAATGCAACAAATTAAACAAAAAACCGAATATGAAAATAAACAATATTCTAATAAAATTGGTAGCAATATGATAACATTAATAATACCAAAAATATTATTAACTCCCGACAGAACAAACTTTATTGATTTTGTAATGAAACCAATGATGTTTTCTCCTAAACAAAATGATGCAATTATAATTCAGGGTATAGTTACTAAATCATTAGACTCAATTAATTCTGGAACTAATGCAGAAATTAAAGTTGCTAATTTGTTAGGTTTATTAATTAGAGTAAGTATTGCTCTAGTAGTATTTACTGTTTCTAAAGAGGAATTACGTTCTAAACCTGGTATTGAACTTATTGTTATGACAAATATAGTCCAAGAATTCATTTCTGAATTCCCTGAAGATAAATGTATTTTTTACAATAATAAAATAGATTTTGTTGAATTTAGTCCTAATTTATGTTCTAGACCAAAGACAGAAGAAATAAAAGAAGAAATTAAATGTCCAATGTGTCCAGAAACAAAATGTTCTGATGTTAAAATTCCTGAAATTAAATGTCCTGATGTAAATATTCCTGAAATTAAATGTCCTGACACTAAATGTCCTGATGTTACCGTACAAGAAACCAAATGTCCTGATTTTAACATTCCAGAGATTAAATGTCCTTCATGTCCAGAAACTAAATGTGCCGATGTTAACATACCAGAAATTAAATGTCCAGCATGTCCTGCTTGCCCTGCTTGTCAAGAAATGAAATGTCCTGATTTGAAATGCCCCGAAGTTAAAGTTGAAAGACAAGCATTATTTAATTTCAATATGCCAAGCACCCCAGTTATACTGGCAATATTAGGAGGTATATTATTAATTATTTATTTATTCAGAAATAATGACAATAAAATATCTCTATCAAATCTTGCTAAATTATAAATACACTCGATTTAATTTAACAAAACTCCAAAAATAGTTTAATTATATTTTTAATAAATCAATATTATTAAAAATATTTTTGGATAAATTTTCTAGGTTTATAATAATAGAAAAAATGTCTTCAAAATCAAATATTAATATGGAAGTTAATGGAAGAGTATTTCCATCATGGGTAATGGAAAATTTTAAAAAATACATATTACCAGAAGTCATCAGAAAAGAAGGAGAAGATCCTTGTAATGAGAAGAGACCAAATAAAGTAACATTGTATCAAGAATTTGTTGGACAATTTCTAAATTATCAATCACCTTTCAAAGATATGCTTGTATATCACGGTGTAGGTGCAGGTAAGACTAATACTGTAATTAACTTGTACAATATTCTATTTAATTATACACCAAAATGGAATATTTTTCTTTTAATTCCTGCATCTCTACACGATGATCCTTGGTTGAAAGATTTAAAAGTATGGATGACAAAAGATAACTTTGAACAAAGATTTGCCAATATTATTTTTATTCACTATGATTCACCTTTTGCAGACAGAGATTTTTTGGAAAAAGTTAAAAAAGCAGATGCTAGTAAAACATCAATGTTTGTAATTGAAGAAGCACATAGATTTATTAATAATGTATACAACAATGTTTCTAGTAAAAAAGGTAAACGTGCCCAAGTTATTTATGATTATATCCAACAAGAAAAGAAAGAAAATTCTAATACCAGAGTTATGTTGTTATCAGCAACCCCTGCAGTTAATAATCCATTTGAATTTGCCCTTATATTTAACCTACTTAGACCTGGTTCATTCCCAACATCTGAAAGTATTTTTGAACAAATATTTATTAGTTCATCAAACTTTGCATCATTAAATGAAAACACCAAAAATATGTTCCAAAGACGTATATTAGGTTTGGTATCCTATTATGTTGGAGCAACTCCTGATAAATTTGCCCAAAAAACTGTTCATTACGTTAATTTAACTATGGAACCATATCAACAAGAAATTTATAACTACTTGGAAGAAATTGAAGAACAAAAAGAAAAAATGAGATTGAGAATGTCAAGAGGTAAAGTAGGAGATTCAATGAGTACTTATGCATCTTATACTCGTCAAGCATGTAACTTTGTTTTCCCAAATATTTCAGAAAAAGTTAATGGTGAAAAACGTCCTAGACCTGGTGCATTCAGAATTAAAGAATCAGATGCTGTTGTCATAGAAGAAGGTAAAGATGTAGAAAAGAAGAATGAACTTGTAAAATCAAAAGCAGAAGTATTAGAATACCTCAAGGCTATTAGAATGTATATTAATTCTTTTATTGATTTCTTAAAAGAGGCATTAAGACAAGATAAAGATTCGGGACATACTATCCAGGATGATGTTAAAATTTTCCATAACAAATATGATGGTTCATTTACTAATTATTATCAAATGGAAAAGAAAAAGAGTAAATTATTTGAAGCTATGTATATGTGTAGTCCAAAATTTGTGAGAATTATTTTTAATATTTTAAAGACCAAAGGTACAGTGATGATTTATTCAAACTATGTGGACATGGAAGGTTTACAACTATTAAAAGTTTATCTTAGTTTCTTTGGATATGTTGATATAGATTCTGATTCAGAATTTGATAAAACTAAATTGGAACCAGAAAAGAAATTATCAAAAGATGGTTTAAGATATTGTGAATTCCATGGTGGTATTGAAAAAGATGTAAGAAAAATTAACAAAGAAATTTTCAATAAATCAGAAAATAAATATGGTAAATATTGCAAAATAATTATGATTTCTCCTGCTGGTGCTGAAGGTATTAACTTAAACAATGTAAGACAAGTACATATTGTTGAACCTTATTGGAATGAAGTTCGTATAGAACAAGTTATTGGTCGTGCTCTTCGTTTCTGTCAACATAGGGATTTACCACAAGAAGAACGTAAGGTTGATGTCTTTAGATATAAAATGGTTAGAAAATCAGGTAAGGAAACAACTGATGAAAAAATGGAAGATATTTCTAGAAAGAAAAATAACTTGTTATTAAGTTTCTTAGATGCTGTAAAAGAGGCCGCAGCTGACTGTGAATTATTTAAGGCACATAATATGATGGGTTCCAAATATAAATGTTTCCAATTTAATGAAGAATCACTATTTGAGAAACCAGTTGGTCCAGCATTCCAAAACAAATTGGAATATGACCAAAAGATTGATAATGGTTCTAATGCAAAAGATTCATCAAGAATTAAAATTAAAGTAAGAAAGGTTAAAGCTGTTAAAAAAATAGATGATAGTTCATACTCAAAAGAAAAAGAATATCGGTTCTATGAAGAAACAGGTGTAGTTTATGATTATGAACTTAACTATCCAGTAGGTAAGGTTGAAAAGGATGAAAATGGAAACTTTATTATGTTAGATAATGATGTATATGTGATAGGTGATGTAATAGAAATTCCTAAATTTGAATTATATTAAATTAAGTAGTTTTATTTTTCATTTGAGTTTTAACAAATTCACGTACTTTAGCATCATAAGCTTTTTTATCCTTGTTATATAGTTCAGCCGCTTCTCTATTGGCAGGTGATGATGGGTTTGGGTCCATTAATAGTGACATAATAGATACTAGAATTGTGCGAACATTTTGTGCAGGTGTCCATTCATGAGATTGAAGAATATCTACACAAATTTTACCATCACGATAAATATTTGGATGATACATTGGGGTAAGAAATTTTACTGAAGGAGGTTTAACAGGATAATCAGAATCAAAAGTTAACATCATCTCGAATGTTCCTTCTTCATATGGAGTATCAACAGGACCCTTAATTCTTGCAGTCCATTTTGTTAAATCTTGTGGTTTATCAATAACTATTCCTTCAAGTTTATCAGATTCAGATTGTAATTTGGCCAATTCACGAGTAAGTCTAATAGTAGAAAAATTTGACATTATTATAATAGAATTAACATATAATTTTATTATAATTCAATTTTTTATTTTTGTATAATATTCTATTTAAATCATAGGAGTGGTGTTAAGACCAACCAAGTTTTTAAGAGAGTTAATATTCATGGGTCCCATTTGATTCATGGGAGGCATTTGGTTCATTGGTGCCATTTGAGGCATTTGCATCATTTGATTCATTTGGGGCATTTGCATCATTTGATTCATTGGTGCAACATCTGATAATTGAGCATCAGGAGTATAGTTAATATTCATACCGGTATTAAGTTTGGATAAATTAGCAATAGATTTTAATCCTTGTGCCATTTGAGAACTAGATTTCAAGTTATTGAAATCCATTTCAGAGAAACCATTCATTTGATTAGAATTAATAGGAGCCAAAGTATTAACCATAACTGGATCAATATCACCATCCATATTTAAATTATTTTTTCCCATCATTGGCATTTGATTCATCATCATACCTGGTTGCATCATGGGTTGCATCATATTGGGTTGCATCATATTAGGTTGCATCATAGGATTTTGCATCATGTTCATTTGATTCATCATGTTAGGTTGGACAGCGGGCATGATGTTATTCATTAATTGTTGACCCATCATAGGATTGTGTTCAGTATTACCATCGGTATTTAAAATATCTTTCATCATATCAGTAGTGTCACCTTCAGAACTTTCGGTCATGTATTTTGATTTACTTTCTCCGATAACTCTATGACCTTTAAAACTATAATTTTTTTTAGAAGATTTATTTTTACTGTTTTCGGTTTGTTTTCCCATTATATAATCTTATTAAGAAATTTTTTAAAATATTATTAATTTTTTATTACATTATTTTTTACTTTTATTTTTCTTAATTTCATTTTCAATCTGACTTATTTGACTAGCCAATTGCTCATTCTTTTTTAACACTGAATCATATTCTTTTTCTAGAGCAAGATATTTTTTACTTAATGTTTTAAACTCTTTTTTTAAAGTATCAAAATCTTCATCATGACTTTGTTCTTCAGTTTGTAATTCTTTTTTAATTTCATTTTTTAATTCTTGTTTAAATTCATCTGGAGTCATTTTTCTGTAAAACACAGAGTTGGCAATTTGAACTGACCAAGTTACTGAACCATTTGATAAAACTATAAATCTTCCTTCTGGATCAATCTTGTTTAAAGTTCCTCCTAATCTAAATGATTTTTCTTTTGTTTTTGGGTCAGTTGTAAAATATCTAATATGATTACCAATTGAAACTCCCAATATATTATCAACTTTCTTATATTCTTTCAATTTCTCTTTAATTTCTTGATTAGTTAAATTATCTTGATATGTTTTTGTAGGTCTTTTATAATTTTTATCATTAGCTAGTCTTTTTGTTCCTTTAGGGTCCATTATTGTTATTACTAATAAATAGAAATTCTTTATTTAAAAATCTTTATGAAAAAAATGATTTATAATAATTTATATAAAGACAATTTACTATATTTATTTAAATGAATCAAGAATTAAATTGGCACAATAATTTTGGTCTTAAAATTGATATGGGAAATCAGAGCAGAATGACTGAATTCATTAATAAACTAAATATTAAATTAGATGAAAAAAATGTTGAGACTAAAATAAATCAAATTGAGAAAGATTATAATGATAAATTAAAAGAATTAGAAAGTTTATCAGTAAATAAGAATGATATTGAAAATTTAAAATCAAAGTCAAGTCTTTCAATTTTACAAAAAGAATTAGAAATAATCAAATTACTAACCAAATACACCTTACAAAATAAGAATCTTAATTATATTTTCTTTGTAAATTGTTTGAATATGTTACTTGGATTAAGTGAAACATTAAGAATTAGATTAGGTCAAAAAGAAATAATGCATGATAAAATGATTAATAATGAGTCCGAAGATACAATATCAAGATGTTCATATAAATTTTGTTCATATCAAGATGGATGTTCATATAATTATAACCTAAAAACTAAAAGTTTATGTTATCAAGACCATTATGTCCATAATATGGTGTCAGCAGATTTAAAAATATTATTAAATTACATCAAGAGATATGAAAAGGATAATGCGGTATCTCATAATAAAGAAATATTAAAAACAATTAATACATTAAGTTTCGTTATTGGACATATGGAAACAGAACTTAGAACAAAATGTTTATATATTCCTGAAAATGAATGGGAATCATGTCATATTGTTAAAAATAAATAATTTCAAATAGTATCTACATCAAAATAAATAATAATAATTATTTATTTTACCTAAGTTTTGGTTCTAAATATTCAATTTTTAAAACTTTAAATACATCATACTCTGAATTAACTGGAATTTTTGTTCCATCTTCTTTAGTTAATCCATATTCTGATAATTTTAGTTTCATTTTTTTAGCTAATGCTCTCATTTTTTTATTTAATTCGGCACTTCCTGTAAAGTATAATAAAGCAGATGGGAAAACATCATGAGCAACAAATCTAATATCTATTCTTCTAAAAGGATTATCTTTATATTTAGCAAATCCCATATATTTGGTTTCATAATATTTGTCAGTGATATCATCAATTAAAAGTGGTTGATTATCATTTTGAGTAATAGGTTTCTTTAGTCTTTTAATTAATCTATCCAAATGGTTAATTTCATCCTCTAGTTCCATTTTAGTACCTAACTTACTCACAAGTACATCAATATCTCCACTAGTTGGTTTTTCTCTTCTGTAAGACCCACAAATTTCAAAAATATATTTGGAGGAGTCATCAAGTTTATAATGTTTGTTCATTTTATCGATAACTTTGTCAATTAATTTATATATTTTGGTAATTTCATCTCTTGGAATATCACCAAAAAATTTACCATAATATTTAACCCCCAATTGAATTTTTTCATTTACTTCTATTTCTTTGGATGCAATTTTCTTTTTGAGGTCTTCAACCGATTTAATACCTTGTTTAACAAAATCTAATGCTGTAGCTCTTCCCACTCCTACAATAGATTCTAATTCTTCAATAATTTTTTTGTCTTTATTAGCAGTGTCTTTAAAATTAGCTAATTCTTCAAGTTTACCATTTTTTAGAATTTCTTTAATTCTATCAATAGTACCTTTACCAATACCTGGTAATTCTGCAAATTCATCCAAATTTTCTGTAGTTAATTTTTTGGGATATTTCTTGATAATAGCTAATGCATTCTTAATTTGTTTCATTCTAAATGTATTAGCTATTGAAAGTTTTTGGTCTTTTTTCTCTCTAGCTTCATCTATTTCTTTTTGAACAAAATTAACAAGTTTTTCAAATTCCACAATAATATTATAATTAAGAGATTCGCTATTTGACATTATTAATATATAATATAAATTTGATTTATATTATATATTTCATTTTTTTTAAATATTAAAAAATATTAAATATATATAAAATGTAGGTCTATATATAACATAATGAGTTTAACAATTAATTTAATATTAGGTTCATCTGAATATGATTTACTAAATTTATTTGATGAAAATATAGAAATGAATTCGTCACAATTGGTTAATTTTTCAACATACATTGAACAGTCTAAAAAGTGCAAAAATCCAAAAAATGTTATAACTAATCATGAAAACATTATTCAAGCAATTAATTATGATTCAGATGAAAACAATAATTATTGGATTATATTAGATAAAAAATTTAATTTTATGGATGTTGGTATTCCATTATCTGGAGATTTATCTAATGAAAAACTTTATGAAGATCTTTCAAGTGAAGAATCAGAAATTCTTAAATCATTAAAGGATGTTTTAAACTAAGTCGTTAAAATAAAAAGATGAAATATAATATTTAAAAACAAAAAGTTATAAATATTATAATTATGGAATCAAATTTGATATCAAAGATTTTCCCAAAATCGAACGATGATACCTTATTAAAAACAGATGATGAAGGTGTATGGTCTATAACATTACCAAAAGAAGCTGATCAAATTTCTGAAATAATTTTAGATAGTATTGGTAAAAATGTTACTATAGTGGATTGCACTGCAGGATTAGGTGGAAATGTTATATCTTTTGCAAAATATTTTAAAAAGGTTATTGGAATAGAACTAAACAAAAATAGATTTGACCTTTTAGAAAACAATATTAATGTATATAATTTTACCAATGTTCAATTAATAAATGATAATTGTATTAATTTTATATCAAATGAATCAAGTTTAAATAACTGCGATGTTCTCTTTTTTGATCCTCCTTGGGGTGGTCCAGATTACAAAAGTCAAAACAAAATTAGTATAAAGTTAGATGATTTGAATTTGACTGACATAATGAATAAAATAATACCATATAATAGACCAATATTTTTAAAATTGCCTTTTAATTATGATTTAAATAAATTTAGTAATTTTGATTATAAGGTTCATAAAATAAAAAATTATTTATTAGTTGAAGTATTCAATTAATCATGACGATAATAAAATAGCATGTAGGTATTTGGATTTTGTAGATTTTCTTTAGTGTAAGCCATCTTAAGAGGATTAGAATCATTATATAAATACCAATTATTGTTCATTATATTTTTAACAATAGAAGTATAATGTCCAGCATTTACATTTCCTCCATATCCAAATGCTTGGTGAATATTAATTCCGATTAGGTCATATTTTGATTGTGACCGATGAGGACTAGCTGGATTAAAATATTTAGACAAATCTAGTTCTTTGAATGGATATGTAACATTATTAGTAATTTTTTGGGTGGCGACACCAAAGGAATTAAATAGGAATCTTTTAATGTGTAAAACCAATACTTTTGGAGATTTCCATATCATACTTTTACTAAAAGACCTATTTTTCAATCCACACATCTCACATGTCATCTTATTTTGGTCGTCAAATTGTTCTTCTGAAATCATATGGTCCAAACAATCATAAATAGAAAATGTTTTTCCCATATCTTCTTTTGTTTTAATTGGAACAGATAGTGGAAGAGTTAGATAAGGTTCGTATCTAATTACACCAGACCCGCAGCACATACATCTTCGATTATTTTCAATTAATCCATCGAAAATATTTTTAAGTGGGGAATATTCTCTAGATTGAAAATTAGCCCATGAATTACTTGCAATAATATTCCTAGTTGAATCATCAAAGTTCATTTCTAAGTATTCATCATAATTAAATCCTGGGATGAATTTTGTCTTAACTCCTGCCTCTTCTTCAAGTTGAGAAATCAAAAAGTTAAAAAATTCTTGTGAATCTTGATGATTATTTTCAGTCCACATATCATTCTTCTTTCCAATAAGGGCCCTGAATGTAGTTGGTGTAATAGATGAATCATCATTTTCAAGACTAATTTTAAATAATCTAAATAGTTCAAAGATAACAAAATCTTTCAGAGCTTGTTCTTTATCTAGTTCTGGATTAGTTAGTGCTTTACGATTAATTTTATTCAAAATTGTATCTTGAAATTTGGCTTGGGTAATATACTCGGCAAATACAGGAATTTGTTGTAAAATATGGAGAATGGAATTCATATAACAGGTTACACCCATGATATTTTTGAATTTACTAACCCCAAATTTAATAGGCTCTTCAATTTCTACTTCTTCCTCCTCCAGATGAGATGTATTATTAATAGCAGTTTCATTACTAGACATTAATAGAAACATAATATATTAATAGAATAACTTATCAATTTTTTTCTTTTTGACCAACAAAATATTCCAATAATTTAATTAATCTTTTCTAATCCAAATTAATTATGAAATTAGACTTTAAAAAAATTATTAATATAAAAAATAAACAAGATTTGAAAGAATATCCATTGGATAAACCGATATTTCAAAATAATTATTTATTTCACTATTTGATTCAATTAGGTAATTTAACAGCTTTAAAATTAACTAAATTTCCGATTCATATTGAAAATAATGATGGATTAAATGGATTTCATTTAGCAGCAAAAGAATATAACCACGATATTTTATTATATTTAATCGAAACTTATCCCGATTATATTTATAATAGAAATGGTGAAAGAGAAGCATTTACTAATTATTTACCATGGGAAGAATTTAATAAAATAATTGAAAAGTTCCCAAAATTGGATTGGGTTAATTTAATTGAAAATGGAAACAAAAACCCAAACATAATTTTAAAGGGAATTTTAATTAATTTGAATTATAACCAGGTACAGAAATTTATTAAATTATATCAAGTTAAACCGACCAAAGAATTTAAAAACCAATATCTTTTCTCCATATTAAAAAACCCTCATATAACTTCAGAACAAAAAATTAAGATATTAGATGAATTTACTGATGAAGAATTAAATGTTAAGAACGATGCAGGTGAAGGTATTATTTTAAATAGTTTAGAACATAAAGATATAGCATTAACTGATTACTTATTAAAAAGAAATGTGGATATAAACTATCATTCATTTTTAAAAACTGACAATGCATTAATAATGGCCGTGTATAATGATATTTTAAATAATCAGTTCGTATTTACCGGTAAAATTTTATCCAAATTAAAAGAAATCAATCCACAATTTCACAGAGCAAATAACAAATATGGTGATAACATAGCTCATACTATTTGTTATATAAGGAAAAATAGAAACAATCAAATTAAAATGGCAGTTGAAGTTAAAAATCAAAATTACAAACCTGACTTGGAAGTTTTAAATTTATGTGACAGTGAAACATGGAATTCATATAATATCGAAAAATTAACTCCTTTAGATTTAATTACTAATTTAGATTATCAAATTTATTCTCCAATAATTTTAAAAAATAAAATATCTATTGACCAAAATATAATCTCAAGATTGGAAAAGGATTCTGTGACTAAAATGGATTGGATAAAATTATTTAAAAGTTTACCCCAGTTTAAAGAAGATAATGATGTCAAGATGGAACAAGAAACTTATTCACATTATACCTTATTCCAAGCAAAATTTAAAGATGTGGGAATATTTTCTTTATACCTATCTGATACTTATAAAAATTTATTAATACCAAATATGACAAGTTATATGATAAATAACATTACATTTGACGATACATTCCCATTTTCCGATGACATTATATCTAAAGAACCAATTTTCCCTTGGATAATATCTTACTATTCAGCTAGTGAATATTATATTCATCCATATTTAAATAATATTATAAATGCAACAAGAAGAGAAGGAGATAAGGATTATGCATTAGTATTTTTAAGTTTAATTTATGATAAAATTTTACATGCTAACATTCTAATTTATGACTTTAAAAAAATGACTGTGGAAAGATTTGAACCTTATGGTAATACTAGTTTGATAGATAATACGGTGGATGATGTTTTAGAAGAAGAATTAACTTGGTCTACTGGACTAAAATATATTAGACCTAATGAATATTTACCGTATGCTGGTTTTCAAACTATTTCAGATGAAGGAAATTATTTAAATAAAAAAGCAGGTGACTTTGGTGGTTTTTGTCTAGCATGGTGTTTATGGTATTTGGAAACAAAAATTAAAAATCCCAATGTGGATTCAAAAACTTTAATTAATAAATTAATTCATAAATTATCAAAATCTGATATAAAATTTAGTGAACATATTAGAAATTATTCAAATAGAATAAATGAAAAGAGAGTTAAATATTTGGAAAAAATTGGTTTAGATATCAAATCTATTTCAAATACTCACATGTCATTGGAAACTGATATTAAGTTAACCAACTTTTTCATTAATAAATTTAATGGATTAGATAAATAAATAATTATCTTATAATTAAATAAGATTATAAAATAATTAAAGAATTCAATTATAGATTGGCAATGAAATCATCGTCAATCACAATCTCCTCCTTCTTGGCAGCAACAACTTCATTCTCAAATGCTACAGTAGTGGTTTCATCTGCTTCCACTTCCCGAACTTGAGCCAGCTCGCCAGAACGCCTCAATTGCTTGACATCGTCTGGTGTGTACTTGTGGAGAACAAAGTATTTATCTCCAGAGCTGTTAGATTCGTCTTGCTGAATCAGAACCATATCGCCTTTTTCAAGACGCTTTTTGTTTGGTCCCTTGATAATGGCACCGCGAGCTTTAGCCATCACAGTTTGATTGTTTTCAACCACTGTGACTTCAAATCGTGCATCACCCTTGTTAGAGTTGATGATTGCATAAAACTCTTTCATAGCTACGTTACGGTAAACGAGCTCTCTGGTACCTTGGTTTTTAATGTGCTTTTTTTGATGAGTAGACATTACTAGTTATATTATATGAGACGTTAGACATTTATTTTTTCAATTTTTTTCATATTTCAGCCTATGGTTAGGACAAATTTAAATATAAAATAATTAAGCAGAACAATTATCACACCCTCCTAAAGTGTAATTAGGGTCTTCTTCAGGATGTACCAATTTAACTTTATTTTTTGGAGAATTAATTTTATTGGTATTTTTTGTTAAATTTGGGTCAATAGTAAATTTAATAGCATCTGCAGATGGTTTTGTTCTAAGGTAATACATCCCAGTTTTAAGACCTTGTTTCCAACCCCAAAAATGTGATGAACCCAAACGTTGATAATCTGGTTCAGCCATAAAGATGTTCATTGATTGGGTTTGGTCAACAAAAGGACCTCTGGCCACAGCACCCTTCAATGACCATACTTGTTTAATTTCCCAGATAGTTTTATATATATCTTTGAATTGTTGGGGAACTTGTTCTAATTGTTGGATGGAACCATTGGAAGCAATAATCATATCTTTTAATTCATTTGACCATAATCCTACACTAATTAAATCATTGACCAAGTATTTATTAACTAATACAAAATCTCCGGCTTGAGTTTTTCTAGTGTAAATGTTGTTAGTGAAAAATTCAAAACATTCATTGTTTCCTAAAATTTGGCTGGTAGATGCAGTAGGCATTAACGCGGTCACCAAACTGTTTCTGGTTCCATAAATCATGACTTCTTTTCTTAACTCATCCCATAATTCTCCATATGTCAATTCAACTTTGTTATCCCACAAATCAAATTGGAATTTTCCTTCTGAAAATGGTGAACCATCAAATGTGCTATATGCACCCAATGTTGTACTTGTTGTATTTTTAACAAGTTCCCATTTGTTGGGTTTTAATTTATGATAAAGTTCATTTGATTCTTGATTATCAAGATTTAATGTTGGGTCATAAAAATCTGGATATGAAATTTTATGATGGTTAATTAATCCAATCAATTGCTTCATATCTAAATATCTTTCTTTGGCTATATCTTTAGAAGCAGTCAATGATGCCAAATAAATGGTTTCCATCATTTTAGAATTAAACTGTACAGCTAATTCAGATTCAAATGGTATTTTCATCATAACTAATGTATCAGCCAATCCCTGAATACCTAAT